TGCATTATTTGATTTATGTATTACTGTTAGCGGTTAATTGTATAAATATCTTATTATCAATATATAAAATACCATGTTCAACGTGTTGGTGATTTCAATTTTTATGATGTTTATTATGTAAACACATCAAATGCAAAATGATTTTTTGGATATTTAAGTTTTAAAATATTGTGAAGTTTTTCCAATAATTGTTCATGATTATCATCCTCTTGATTATCATCCTCTTTCTTTTTGTGACGATAAATAAACGTAATTTTTTTTTTTTTTTCATTTTATTTCTTAGGTTTATTTTTCGGTTCTTTTTTTTTTTTTAACATTTTTAAATTTTTGATCACAATCTCTGTATACAAGGTTACTACGGCGATTATCTAAATTTAATCTATTTATATGAAGAATTGGTTTTATTGAGAATTCAGTTCCCTCTTCTCTATTTTTTTGTGCCATAATAATCTCATGTAAATATATATCTTTATCATTGCCATTAAAAGGATGTGATGTTGATAAAAAACCATTTCTATGACATTTCCATGTTTTATTTAATTGTTTAAGATATTTAATATCTTTATAATCAATTACTGCTGGAACTTCAGTATCATTAAATTTAATATCAATGACCGCATAATTTTCATTATTATATGTTACTTTTTTGAACCTAATGGGCATAGTTTATCTTTATAATATACAAATATAAAAAAATTGAAACAGTGTATATTCTGTAATTCCTATTATCTCCAGACTCAATTACTGACGAGCCCGTCCAGTCACTCAAAACCCCCCAACTCACCCTACACTATGTCTACTACTAACTCTTCTGTCCCTAACTCTGATTCTACTACTGCTGACGCTGCATCCCTTTATGAGGGAAGCGCATCGCACGGTGTATCACGTGTTTCTACTTCTGCTGCTTCTATCGCTGCTGACGCTGCATCCCTTTATGAGGGAAGCGCATCGCGTGATGTACCGCATTCAGAAGCAGCTGCTTCTTCCGCCTCTACTATTTCCTCTTCCGCCGCATCTGATCACGCATCTGACGTGTCGCATGATGTACCTGCTGGAGATGTCCGCAACCTCGGTATCAATTCACTTGTCCGAGCCGCACAACTTATTCTTGACTACCATCTAGAATCTTGTGACACCGTCGATCAGTTCAATGATGCACAACGCCGTTACAACACTGCCAAGAATGATGGTGCTGATGATACAGTCATTGCTCAGCTTCGTGACGAGCAGACTGTTGCATTTGAACGTGCTAAGAGTGTGATCAAGCATCCATTGCACCACGCTCGTGACCAGCTTCACCGCGTACAATTCATTATCGACAACATTTATGCTATTCTTCACAATTCTTATCCACTTGGAGACGATTGCGTGGATGTTGCTGATGCTCTTGCTGAGGTGGCAACTTCTATTGCATATCTAAATGACAACACGACACTTGACGCGATGGATCGTGATGTGGCCCTCGAAACTGCTGAAGTACTCTCATTTTCATATCTTGGAGGTGACAACTCAGAAGATCGTGCACACTTTGAGTGGAAGCGTCTTTTTGGTGATCTCCGTCGCCCTCTTACAGGACCAAATCATATTCCTCAACTTGTCTTTGATGATGCAGGTGACTTGGTCACTACCTCAAATGGTTCTGTGCCCAATCTAGGACCAGTCCTTTCATCATTGTGTAACCGTATTAAGCACCTTCTCAACCTATCTAGCGGTATCGTAAGCTCAACAACGTACACCGACAAGACTACTGGTGAATCGATCACCAATTGGGGACTGCAACGCTTTAACAAGGAAACAAAGAAGCGTTATACCGTATGTGGAGGCGAGCATGGTGTGTTCAGACGCATTGTGTACGCATTCTTTGCAATCGATGCAGTATATCTTCGTCGCGAAGAAAAGAGGTCTTCTGATGGCTCCATCTGTTACCGCACTAACGCAAAGGGCAATATCGTGTATCATACCGATCGTAACGGCGAATTTCTTCTTGATGATGATACGAATGACCGCATTCCGGTTGTTTACATGCGTCATTCTTCAGATTCTTTGATGGGTCTTTACACCGATGCAAAGACTATTGGTCATAGCGCTCGCAATGAGGCTCGTGCAAGATCATTTGTCTCACGTGAATCTCGCACTAGCAAGTTTGCAAAGGCTCCTGCTCCCGCTCCTGCTCGTGCTCGTGCTCGTGCTCGTGCTCCTGCTCCCGTTCCTGCTCCCGCTCCTGCTAGACCATCAAGCTATGCAAGTGTACTTGATAGTCCCACAGTTACGGTGCCTTCTCAAGTATCGCAGCCAGCAGTACCGGCATTGATGGTCCCTACCTCTGCTCAAACTGCACTGCCAACTGTTGCGGTTGTTCAGCCACCAATGCACTCTCCTGATATGTCAGACATCAACGTTTTCCAGCTTGCAGGCGTCATTGCGCTGAGTGGTGCTAATCCATCAAATGCGCCTGCTATTTTGCAGGTGCTCAAGCTGCCTGGTGATCAGTCAATTGTTCTTACTGCATTGCTTGGAGGTGACGATAAGCTTCAACTGTTCAAGAAGAATATCATTGATCTTTCAATGACCAACTCTCCTGCTGCTCCTGCTGCTCCTGCTGCTCCTGCTGCTCCTGCTGCTCCTGCTGCTCCTGAGCCTGCTGCTCCTGAGCCTGCTGCTCCTGCTGTTGCTGTGATTGCAAAGGGTCCTGTCACCAAGAGGTCTGTTGCTCCTATCACCAAGAGGTCTGTTGCTCCTGTCACCAAGGGGTCTGTTGCTCCAGTTGACAGGCTTTCATATGACACTACGCCTCTTCCTCCCACTCATTTGATTGATGCAGGTGGTTACCGCACAGTCAATCCTGCACATGAGGAAGCCAAGCAAGCTCGTCTCGCAAAGAAGCAGGAAGCAACACGATTGTGCCTTGTAGCAAAGATTATTCGTCTCACAGGTCTTTTGCAAGTTCGCACAGAGGAGTTGAGCAAGTGCGAAGATGAGGAGACGAAGGCTGATTTGCAAAATCAGATTTCTCGTATGTCACGATCACTCCCCAAGCTTCAACGAAAGATCCACATCCTTGAACCCAGAACTGTAATCACGCCTTCAGAGATCGCTCAAGATGCTTCTCTCTCTCATGCTGCAAGGAAGGGAATTTTCAGCACTGCTGCTGAGGAGCTTTCAGATGAAGATGAACCAAGTGCTGCCGCCGCTGCTCCTGCCGCTGCTCCTGCCGCTGCTCATGCTGCTCTTGCTGTTTCTGTCCCAACACGCGAGGAGATTGCAGATGCGGTGGGTTCCATTGCAATGGCGGCACAGCTTCCAAAGGGAACCATTACAGTAACAGCACATCTTCCCAAGAGACCCATTGCACCACATGTTGCCGATGAGGAGGATGGTGAATGGGATGAGGGCATTGAGTCTGACGAGGAGGCTGATTGGGAGACTGAGGCTGATGCACTAGATGCTGTGACTGCATGAATGATTCTACCATGAATCAAAACAAAAAACAAACTATTAACATAGTTTGTTTTTTGTTTATTTTTGTTATAATTTAGTAAGAATTAATAATTACGTTAATATTTAAAAATAAATATATCACATAGTTTATAATGGGAGGAGGCATTGTACAAATAGCAACATATGGTGCACAAGATATTTATTTAGTAGGTAATCCAGAAATAACTTTTTTTAAAATTGTATATCGTAGACATACGAATTTTTCTATTGAATCAATTAAATTATCATTTGATGATGAAATTGGATTTGATACTACATCAAATATAAAAATTCAAAAAACAGGAGATCTTATAAATAAATCATATTTAGAATTTGAGATACCAGCAGTTCATTTATCAAGACATATTGTACCTGATAGTTCAGCAGAGTTATTATTATATAATGATGCTGAAACGAATTATAATGATATCAATGATTTTATTTATTATAACATGGCATTATATCGTCAAGCAATTAATACACATTCTGCTGAGAATAGTACAGTTGCTGATATACAATCTGCTATTACAAATACATATAATTCAAATACAAGCCGATTTAATCAAGATAATTCTGATTCTGAAATATCAAAATTTACATCATTATTATCAAATTTACCAATAACATATCCAAATAGCATTGATTTAATATTTATAAAAGATATATCTGATAACTATGAAGGTGAAGATAAAAATGAGCTTAAGAATCAAATAACCCGAGCTCAAGATATTATGATTCAGATACAATCGTATTTTTTTGATTTAATGAAATCTACACATAATGACTATTTAGATAAAAGTTCCCCTTATGCAAAATTTGCATGGGTTAGAAGATTAGGTCATTCTTTAATTGAAAAGTGTGAGATTGATATTGGTGGATATACCATTGATACGCACTATGGTGAATGGATAAATATATGGAATGAGTTAACATTAAGTCATTTACATGAAGAAAATTATTTAAAAATGATAGGTGATATACCAAAGCTTTATAATTATGACAGAGAAGGCAAACCTTTTTATTCTGTAAAAGTACCATTATTATTTTGGTTTTCTAGATTTACTGGATTATCGTTACCATTGATATCATTAGAAAACTGTGATGTTATATTTAAATTAAAAACAAGATCTCTTGATAGTGTTGCATATATTGAACCGTTAACTGAAATAAAAGTAGATGGAATAGCACAAGGACTGACATTACGTGATTTAGAGCTTGATGAAATAATTACTCTTAATGCATCATTATATATTGATTATATTTTTTTAGGATCTGATGAAAGAAGGAGATTTGCACAAGTTAGTAATGAATATTTAATTGAAACTCTTCAGATGAATGAGTATGAAGATATTACAAAACAAAATTTTGAAGCTAAATTAGATTTCGTGCATCCATGTAAAGCATTATTTTGGACAGTTCAAAAACAATCTTATAGAGAAAATAATGAGGAAGGTTCACATCAATGTAGATGGAATAATTTTACTTCAAATACAGATAAAAAAAGTAATCCTATTTTAAATACTGAAATATATTTTCATGGTCAAAAAAGAAATGATTTATTTACAGACGAAGATAATCCTGATAATGGGGCATATCATACAAAAAAATTTTATAATTATCTTCAACCAAATAGACACTTCTTAAGAACACCAGATGATGGCATTAATACATATTCATTTGCATTATATCCAACAGAGCATCAACCCAGCGGTCAATGTAATATGAGTAGATTAAAAAGTGTTGTTATGAAATTTTTATTTGATAAAAAATTATTTGAAGATGGAGATAAAATTACCCTTAAAATATATACTACAAATATTACTATTTTAAGATTAATTGGTGGGTATGGTGCATTAGCATTTAGTAATCGATAATATATTTTATACGTTTATAAACTAGTTAAAAAAAATTTTTGATTCTACTATTATATGGGAGGAAGTTTATTGCAATTAGTTGCGAGAAATATTGAAGATTTTTTTATAACAGGTGATCCAGAAATAACTTTTTTTAAAATTGTATATAGACGTCATGTGTCCTTTTCAATGTCACAATTAATGTTAAATTTTAAGGGAAAAACAACTTTTGGGAGAAAAGTAACTTTACCAATCAGAAGAAAAGGTGATTTATTAGGATGTACTACATTAATATTTAATTTGCCAGAAATAGAGATGGTATATAAAGAAGTAAAAAATATTGAGATAGTGCAATTATTGAGACCACATGGAATAAATTGGACATATGGTTTAAATAATCCTCATGATTTATTTAATGTAACACTTTTAGAAGAAGAAAATGGTATTTTAGATTTAATTGAAATAAAAATAACAGAAATTGATAGTAATATAGAACAGAATAATAATATTTTAGAAGCAATTAAAAATGAGGATGAATTAAGTATTACTCTTGATGATTATTATAACAATCTTATAAATTCGATTATAAATTTGGATACAACATATAATGCGTTATTTGATGAAATTAATAATTTTTTTGATAATAATTATCCATCATTAACAATAAATACATTAAATTTAATTAGAAGTTTTTACAACCAAGAAATAAAAGATTTTGTACTAAAGTTGCCTTCATCTTCAAGATTAGACTTTGATAATAATAATAGTATAATGGATCAAAATTTTGACTTAATAAGTAAAATTGAATATATGTTCGTTGATAATAATAGCACAACTGGACTCGAAACAATTTTAAGAAATAATTTAGCATCATCGTATGCATCAGAATCAAACAGTATATATACTGAATCTGATGCATATTTAATCTTAAATACATATTTGAATAATAATTCATCTTCTTTATCTGGAAATTTTGATTTTGAAAATGTGAGACAAGATATTTTAAATCATATTAGATATGGAATTAAAAAAAATATTCAAATATTTACTGCAATATTTACTGCTTTGGGAAAATCATATAATTTTTATATTTATAAAAGATTTAAATTTGATGGAAGTAGTTCATACAGTATTACTGAAAATTTTACACATAATTCATTACTAGCAGGAGCAACAATTTCTGATTCATTCACAGATGAATTTTCTGTTGCAGTTGAAGAAAATGAACCATCTGGAATTACACATTATTATAAATCATATATTGATACTAAAATTATTGATTTTCATACTGCAAATAGAACTTTATTTAGAGATACAAAATTCTCTAACTATTTTAATAATTTAAATTTATGGACCACATTAGATGCAACAAATTTTTTAGATGGATTAAGTAGCAATGATAAAAGACTTTTAACTGGATTATTTATTTTAGATTTTATACCAATAGTCATGGTTAGTCATATATCAACAGCAATTGCAAATTTAATTGCAATAGATACAGGACTTGAAACATTTATAACAAAAAAAATAATAGACGGTGATACAATTGTTAATTCTGAATGGATTGGAACATTAGAAACAGAATTAAAAGAAACAATTATTGATGATGATGAAATTATTAATTATAAAACATTAGCTGGCAATAAATCATCTGACAGTGATATTATTATTGTTGGTTTATTAAAAAAATTTCCACAATTAACATTTAACAGTGTAGATTATGATATGGTAGATTATGTCATTGAAAATTGGTTAGATAAAATTGATGAATTAGTTTCAGAATTTAATGCTGATACAGGAGAAGTAGATTTAACTTTAGATCAAATATCATTATTAAAAAATACAATTGAATCATTTAGAACAACATATGAATCAATTCCAGATTATTCTGTTTATGAAAAAGGATATTCTATTATAAGGGTGACTGAAGATGAATCTGTTTTAGATAATCCAGTTGCAACTGGTGATGCAGATAGAATTGTTGATGTTGGTGCTTCAATATGGAAACATATACAAGATTCATTTAAAATTAATGTTAATAGTTTATTTAATAATGATATTTTAAACGATGTATATCTTGATGAAAATTTGGGCAATGAATCACACTTATATTATAATGAAATTATAGAACCAAAACTAACAAATATTAGTTTAGATTCAGGATATGATTATTATAATATACCAACATCAATAATATCAGAAGTTAATTCAAGTTTGTCATCTGATTCATTAGCAAAGCGACGAGCACGATATGATTTACATTTAACTAATTATGATAATAACAAGGAATTTTTATTATTAAATAAAGCAACTATTTCAAAAAAAAAATATTTATTTGCTGATATACAAACAATATTAACACAAATAGAAAATTATTTTAGTGAGATAGTAACAAATGATAATATTGATTCAGGTTTATTGGGTTCAATTAGAACTTTGATTGAAAATGGTGGAATTGATTCACAAGGAAATAGTATTACACCTTTTTATAATGCAATGGATATTATAAATAGTGATGAAAATTTAAATAATTTACAAAAATATATTGAGGATGTTTTTTCAGATGATCTTGATATAATTACATTATTTAATACAAAAGCATCATGGAATGAAATAAAATTATATGAAAATCAGACAACCATTAATAATTTTTTTAATGGAATGGCAACATCAGTTGATTTAAAAAATTTTATTTTAAATGATTTACAAAAAAAAACAATTGTAAATACTGGCATTTCAACATTAAAAAAATCGGACATTGAATTAACAAAAAATGCATTTCTTGACTATTATACATTGCTGGGTACAAATTATATAAATAAAAAAACTATTCTTAATGAAGATATTAAAACAACAATTACAAATTATTCTCTTGGTGGTCAAAGCTCTAACTTTGCATGGGTAAATAGAGTTGGACATCATTTAATTAAAAAGATTTCATTAGTAATTGGAGGACAAACAATTGATACTCATACAGGTATTACAATGAATATAATGCGATCATTAACAGAACCTATAGAAAAAGAGCGCGGATATAAAGAGATGATTGGTGATATATCATCACTAACAACATTTGATTCAAATAAAAAAAATGCATATGAACTATTTATTCCATTACAGTTTTGGTTTTGCAAGCATATGGGTGCAGCATTACCCCTTGTTAATATGATGCATACAGATGTGAATATTGAATTAGAAATAGCATCACTAGAAGAGGTTGCTTATTGGGAAAAGGGGACAATTTTTAAAAAAAGAATTCCAAGATTAAAGTCTAAAATGTTATGTGAATTTGTATTTCTTGATCAAGAAGAAAGAAAAAGAATGGTAACTTCTAAATTAGAATATTTAATTGAAACAATACAAATTGATAATAGTTTAGTGATTAATAAAGATCATTTTATTGGAGATATTGATGAAATTAAAAAAAGATTTTATTTTAAAAATAATGTAAAAGAAATTATATGGGTATTTCATAGAGTGGGTGATATTGACGGCTCTTTAACAAATGGCGAAAGAAAGTGGGATAAATATCATTATGATTTTGATAATAATGATAGTGTTAGAACTGGAATTAAAGATATTTTTAATACGTTTGAATTATATTTTAATAGTGTGTATCGTGAAGAACAAAAAAGTGGTAAATATTATAATTATGTTCAAACACAAAAACATACTAAAACTCCAGATAAAGGTATATATAATTATAATTTTGCATTGTATCCCGAAAAATATCAACCCAGTGGATCTGTTAATATGTCAATGCTAGAAATAATTGAAGGACATTTTAAAATTAATTTAGAAGCCATTGATTTAATTAATAATGGTGATAGTTTTAAATTAACTGCTATTTGTAATGGATATAATACTTTTAGAGTAATAAGTGGAATGGCTGGATTAGGATTTGATGAACCATAATTTTGCGTTAAAGCGTTAAATTATTTTTAGTACCAATTGTATAGATGGGTGGTGGTTTATTACAACTAGTAGCAATTGGTATACAGGATACATTTTTAATTAAGGACCCACAAATAACCTTTTTTAAGGTTGTCTATCGAAGACATACAAGTTTTTCTATTGAACAAATAAAGCTTGATTTTAATGGTTCTGTAAATTTTGGAAAAAAAGTTTCTTGTACTCTTCCACGTGCTGGAGATTTAATACATAAAGTGCATCTAATGGTTAAATTACCCACTATTGCTAAATTTTTTGATGATGACCAAAATGAGCATCCATATCAAAGAATTGCATGGGTAAAAAAAATTGGATATGCATTAATAAAATCAATTGAAGTTGAAATAGGAGGACAATTAATCGATAGGCATTATGGTGATTGGATGAATATATGGAATGAGCTTACTGGTACAAATAATAGAGGACTAAAAATTACTATTGGTGATGAATCAGAACTGACTTCATTTACAAACGGTAAAAATGAAACACAATTATTTATACCACTTGAATTTTGGTTTTGTAAAAGTATTGGTCTTGCTTTACCAATTGTATGTTTAGAGTATAGTAAAGTTAAAATTAATGTAAATTTTAATGATTTTGATAGATGCGTAATATTGGGACCCACAAGTTCAATTACACTTCATGAAGATTTAGTAAATTTAACACAATATGAATATATACAACAAACTGTTAATGGTAAAACTGCAAGTGGTATATATATGGGTTTTGATCCATTAACTAAAAAATTATATTACAATAATTTAAGTCAAAATAAATTTATATCATATAGTGATAGCAGTGCATCATCAGATGATTTAGTTATATCTTCTATTAGAAGCACCATTGGAAAAACATATAAAATAACTGGATTAACGAGCGGTTTTGAGGTAAATCCAAATTTAGGAACAGTTGAAATGTCAGAAAGCACTCCTAATATTAAATATAGATTAAATGAAGTTAAATTATTAGTAGAATATATATTTTTAGATGAAGATGAAAGAGGCAGATTTTTAAAAGAAAAACTAGAGTACTTAATTGATCAATTACAATACAGTGGAGAAAAAACAATTGATTCAAGTAGCAAACAAATTAGATTGGGCTTTTTACAACCTACTAAAGAAATAATATTTGTAATGAATCTATCTTATTTTGCTAATAAAAAAATTAATGACAATTTTAATTATACAAATGATTTTAAACGATGTAGTGTTACAGATAACTGGGTTGGAAATACATTGATCAAGAAAGCAACCTTACGATTGAATGGTCATGATGCATTTAGTGAACGTGATAGTGGATATTTAAATTATTTACAACCATTTTGGCATCATCATAAAGGACCATGTGAGGGAATTAATTGTATATCTTTTGCATATAATCCTGAAAAAACACAGCCTTCTGGTTCTACTAATTTAAGTACAATTGATCATATATCAATTAATCTTGTATCTGATGCACAAATTAATTTTGAAAATACGGGTAAATTTAGAGGATATGCAGTTGGAAGTAATATTATTAGATTCTCAAATGGTATGTCTGGATTAGTATTTACAAATGGTTCACAATAAGATAAATCATAATATTTCTAAAAAAGAAATGTGATGATTTTTATTTAATTATAAATTTATTCCATTCCAATAGAATCATGAACGATGTTTCTATCATTTTTATTTTCTATACTTTTATTTCCTATAATTTCATTTAATTGTTTAAGAACTTTATAAAGTACATGTGCGTGATTAGTTCTAGATTTGCTATATTGTTCAAGATTTTTCTTTGTGTTTGCAACTAATCCTGTATCAACATCATCGGTTCCTGATGTAAAAACTGATAGTCCATCTCTTGGACTTAATTTTCCTAATGATTTAACAACAGATTGATTCGCACCATAGAATTTAAATGTATCAATTAATTCTTTCATAACTACAAAAGATTCTAATAATTTATTTTCTGCCTCGCCAAGCAACTTAAAATGTGCAACTATTTTATCAAGAGAATGTTTATCAAGTGATTTATTTGCATTTTCTAATTGTTCAGTTAAAGAATTATAAATTTTATTTAATGTTTCATATTGAGTATTAGTTGATCTTCCTAATTTTGACAATGATTCTTTGCTTCCACCAATCATACCAAATTGTCCACTAAACATACTAGATGGAATTAGTGTTTTACTATTGTCAACAAATAATGGTATTGGTCCAATTACTGATAAAAATGGCGGAAGATCCATATCTCCAACTCTGAGTAATCCTGCCATTAATTCTTTATGTTGTTGATCAAGTTGATGATCTGCATGACCCAAAAAGGTATCAATGTCCGTAGAAGAGTATACTGAAGTTGATTGTGCAAGATAAGGATCAGTTGCAAATTTAATTGAAGAAGTTTTTTGAGCTACAACAAAAGATTCATCAGATGTACCAGAATAATTTTTATTAAGAATAGCTGGATTGGAATTGATGTGCAATACAACAATTTTTAAATAATCCATTAATTTAGTATTATTAGTTACTTTTAATACACCATTTGTACTAACTCTAGTCCTATATGCATTCATTACATTATTTTCCCATGATTTTACTGATTGAATTTTATTAAGTCTTCTATTTGCTGATTTGTCATATATATTAATTGATCTAAAACCAAGTCTCTGTAACAATCTAACAAGTGCAATTGGACTTGCATTTTTAATTTGTGTTTGTGCTGAATGTGTAAAAGTAGTGGAATTACCCAGAGCATCAAAACAGTTTTTAAGGGTCTCATCATTTTCACCCATAATACAATCATACACTGTTGCTTTACATACACTGTTATTTATAGGTGTTATATTTGATGTATCGCTATCCCCGATAAGTGTACCATGACAAAAGTTTTCATCATTATTAATATTTTTCCATTTATTAGTTTTTCTATTAAGCACAAGAAAATCTCCTGCATGTTCTCCACGAGTATTTAACTTTCTTTTAATAGTATGTCCATTTGCTGTATCATATAATGCTTTTGCATCATCATCATTTTCAATTTTAGGATTTTCAACATTTCTCTCTTTAAATCTTTGTATAATCTTATAAATTCTCTTTCTAATATTTCTATCAAGTTTAAGAGATAATGGTAATTTTTTATATGCATCTATTTTAATAAAATTAGCATACGACTCATTGTATAGCGCAGTTAATTCTAATACATCTACTTTTAAACTATCATAACCTAAATTTGAATACACAGCCGAGTACATATTTTTTAATAAATCATGTGATGGTGTAGAGAAGTAGTTAGTGCCTGCGTTACTTAATAAAGTTAGATTTATACTATTTTTTTTAGTGGTTAAATACGGAATGTATTTTGTTACAAATACAGGTAAATGTCTTTTTCCCATAATATCACTTTTTTTTAAATTTACTCTAATAAGATTTCTATTTGGTCCATCCATTAATGTTTTTAAATTTGTCCTTTCCCTTATATCACGTAGATTAACTTCAACTTCCTCTGACTGACCACTCATACGAGCAGCTGATGATGTTCTAATTTGTAAAATATCGTCAATAAAATCTTTTTCAACTTCGTATATATATGGATATGCAGTAAGCAGTTTTTTAACAAAATTATATGATTGAGGACTTGTAGCAAGGGTTGTATGCTGTGTATCAAATATTTCAGCCATCATTTTTTTAAACCCATCAATAATCTCTTTTTCTAAAATTTGTTTAAATGTATTTGCTACTTGATTAATTTCCTTATCACGAGTGGTAAAAATTTTATTAATGAGAGCTACTAATTTAGTAATATCAAGAGTTGCAGTACCTTTAGTAGCACGTGATTCATTTAGAGCTTTTAAAGTAGCTTCTTTTTTTTTTTTTTGAGTGTTTAGGTCTACATATATACGAGTAGTAACACTTCTAGTATCTCTATATTCCACCCTCATATTATCTGTAAGTACTGATATATCACGTGTAAGTGACTCTTTTTCTCTTTTTGTATTTGTTTCTATATCACCTATTGAAAAATCACGAGTGTACACTGTATCCGTAAAAGAAGATAAATTAATTTCATTAAGTTTATTTGCTACAGTGTCAATTAATACGAATGTAGATGATGTTGTAGTATAAAATCCGGTAGTATCGGTTGATTTTGTAATTTTATCTACAATAGTTTTAATTAGCTTATCGTTAGAGTTAGTTGTTTTATTTATACCCTTAAATGTTCGCACATCTAACTCAAATAATCCTTCAATTATTGCACCAACTATGTCTTTCATAAATATAATATTATCATATGTTTCGTATGTGCTATTGGTTTCATTATAAAGTGTATTTACAAATAATTTCATTATAATGCTCCATCTAACAATAATTTTATATGCATTATTTTCTGATCCTTTTATTATTTCATTAAAAATAGGAGACAACTCTATTTTATGAGAATCTTCAAGCTCGTTCCCTGATGCTAATCTTATTATGTCATGCATTGGTGTATCAGGAGTGATAGTAACGGATGTATTATCAATATCAATACGATATAAATCCCTAGGAGAATTCAATTTAATAAAATTATTATTATTAAATTTGAGAGCAGTAACAACATCATTGTTTGTGCCAAATAATTCTAATATTTCACCTAATTTTCTTTCAATAATGGGCATAGAAGTGAGTGCCGTTACAGGTTTGTCAAGAGCTTGATGAAATTTTGCCATTTTAATAATTGCATTTCCAACTTCTCGAGCAACAGTAAAATCGTGTTTACTATCTTTTGAATCACCCTCATAATTTTCAGCATTAATATCTTCTAAAAATCTAGCACCATTTATATCACTAGCATCATATGTAAATGGGCTTTCACCATTTGCCATAAAATGTTTAAGTAATAATTGTGCAGGGCTGTCTTGTTTTGGATCTTCACCCATTAACATGGACAATACATTCAACCTATTTGAATCTGACATATTTATATAAATTACCTAAGAAAAAAAACTTTAACTATACTTCATACAAAAAAAAATTATTATAAATATTATGTTTAGTATTATATATGCTAACTATTAGAGATTTTATATTTACATTTACTGGTTTAATATTGGGAATAATTTTATTAAAAAGTTCACAATTAACAGATACCCTAACTAATCTAAAAATATATAAATACAATGAAAAAATATTAGTAATTATTGGTGCAATAGGAATAATTGGATTTTTATATTATTTAGATAGAAACAATGATTCACTAAATAATAATACTATTATTGAAAAAGCAAGCATTAATAACAATAATCATGACAATAATCCTCAAGATTCACAATCTGAGAATATAAATGATTCGCCTATTATTTCAGTTGGTGGAAATCCAAATGATGCTGTTTCTAAAAAAGAATTAGTACTTTATCATGCCTCATGGTGCCCAATGTGTAGCGACTTTATGCCAACATGGAAGGAATATGTTATAAAAGCACAAAAAGATCATCCAACATTAAAAATAACACAAATACAATGTGAAGGAGGAAATGAAAGACTATGTGTACAAAAAGAAGTCCCAGGTTATCCATATGTCACTCTTACTGTTAATGATGATAAACATATATTTGAAGATTATCCAAGAACCATTGATAAGCTTGAAAATTTTGTAAATAGTAAAATATAAATAATTTATTATGTTTTATATAATATACAATATATAACATAACTACTTTTTGTACAGGATTTTTACTGTGTTTTGTACAGGATTTTTACTGTGTTTTGTACAGGATTTTTACTGTGTTTTGT